GGTCGGTCAGGTGGTTCATACGCCCAGTCGCTCTCGACTTTAATAGTTTTGGTCATAGGGCGGTTAAGTCGTGCCTGTGCTATACGCCCAAGGTGCTGGGCTTTCTTATAGTCAGGATCGTACCGTCCTGCTAAAAAAGCAGTTGCTATGGAAGTGTTCATGGTGTGCCCTACTTAATAAAAACATAAGTTATCGCTCTTTATCACTTTGTACGGTGTCTTATACCGCTTGCCCAAAGAGCATTCATTAAAATATAGTCGGCCCGGCAAAGAGGGTTTATCTAATTGCTTGTACGCTATATGCTGGAAGCTATCTTGTAATTTTTTATCTACCTTAGTAGTCCGGCCATCCCACATCCAGCTATAGGTGGCTTTCTTTTTCATGCTCTGGCATATGCCAGTTCCTTCATACTTCGCTTTTTCGATTGCGACCGATGCGACATAGTTCTTAGTCGTATCAGATACCCCCCGACTCTCCATAAAGATTATCAGGGTAAGACAACTTATAACACTCATTTTTAGCCCTCTTTTTCGCCGCGCGCCGCATTAACGCGGCCACGCTTTGATGATGCTTTGCTAACAACTGATGTTGTTCTGACAGCAATTTCAATTCTTCGATAGTGTACCCATCGAACTCAGTTAGGTCTCTCATCTGTAACTTCCTTTACCGTTGTGTATGCAATCTTTAACCGGACAAAACTTAGTACATGTAAAGTTAGGCTTCGGGTTCCATACGTCATGTGTAAAGGCCTTCTCTAGTCTAAACGTATCTTCTAGCCAACGTATCCAGTACTCAGGAGCATTGTTAGCATCGAACTTAGCTTTGACTAACTCTTGGGACACAACAAACAGCAGTCCTGCTTTCACCTTCTTAACTTGCGGAAAGTGCTTAAACAAGGCTAACGATAATATCTCTAACTGCTTTGTATCCGCATAGCGGGCAGACTTCCCTGTCTTATAGTCAATCACATGAGCAGACTCGCCGTTCAGTATGATTAAGTCGGCAACACCCCGCCACCACACTTTATCTTTATCAAAGAAGCCACAAGGTTCTAAGCCCTTGGTAAGCCCCATCTGATATTCGCATAGCTTCTCACCTTCTATATCCTGTAGAAAATCCAACGGCTTTTTAATGAACGCATATTTTTCAGGGATAGGTTTACCGTCCCGAATGTACTCTTCGGCGGCTTTATGTACCTCTACCCCATACGTCAAGTGCTCAGCAGGTGGTTCTACAATGTCCTTAGCTACCTTTAACCGATAGTATTTATGCGGGCATTGTTTATACAAGTCTAGCGATGAGTAAGACCATGTGTAGTCGAGTTTATCAGTCATAGTTAACAGTCTGCAAGTGTTTTACCAACCCCACCTTCTGCGTCAAGCGGGCATCCAGCTAACCACTCGGGTGCTACTCGCATAGTGGAGAGCACAAAATCTAAGGCTTCCTCGGCTTCGGCTTCAGGCACAATCAGATATAACGCGTCGTGTACAGTGAGCTGTATAGGGTATCTCTTCTGTATGTTCAGCATCTGCTCAGCCATCACACATCTGGCTGTTGCCTGTGTTAATCCTTGGAAAACTTTAGCCCCGTAGATTCTATCGCGCCCGCCACGAATGGCATAGTCCCACTGTGGTTTATCGTTAACCATTGTCTTTCTAAGGTCTGGATACATTAAGTACAGCCCAGACGGTAACTTTATGCCTGACTGGTCGACTAAAGCGAAGTCATTAAACCCAATAGTCGTGCTTCGATTTGTATAGATACCTTCTATACATTGCCCACCTACACCCCATATGTTCTTTACATGCGAGTATGTTTTACGGTAAATGTCCACCGTACTCTTAGCCATCTCCTCGCCTATGTCAGTGCCTGACATTGTCTTAATTGCAGTGCGCAACTTGTCCGCGCCAGTCCCATAGATTAAGGACAAGCAACTTGTTTTACCGATAAACCTCTGGTCTTTACTAACGTCGTCGTACTCAACACCGAACGCGGTAGCGGCAAAGTCTTTATACAGGTCGAGCCCATTACCCAGCAACTCTAGCTTGTCCATCTGTCCAGCCAGCCACAGTCCTACACGCAACTCGATATTAGATAAGTCAGCGCCTACTAATGCGTAGCCTTCAGGTGCTTCGATAGCCTGTTTCAGCTTAGACCCGCGCGGTAAGTTCTGCATATTGATCTTGTCCGATGCCGACCATCTTCCAGTTCTGGCTCCGTAGTACCGTAGCGGTATAGGCAACTTACCCCTGCTAGCTATATCTATAAACCGTTGTGTGCGTGTTTCCTCCAGCGTAGACTTATTCCCCAGTCTAGCACCGACAAGTGTTTGTACTCTTAAGTCCTCGTGATCGGCTAACGCCTTGAACTCTTCATCAGTCTTAGCGAACGCATATGCTTGTTTACCTGTCTTTGGGCTAATCTTTACAGGCGGCTCCACTCTCAAGTTACGCAACAGCTCTGCGAACTTATCATTAGACATGAGTAAGTCTCTGTCCACACCAGCGGCGGCTAATAACTTCTCTTTCTTAACCCTTACATCCGCTAAATGCCGCTCGAGTAGCTCACCGTTAAGCTCTAACTTAGGCTCGATAAACATCCGTAGCGTAGCATCGATAACTTTAAGCTCTTTCTTAGGAAAGTCTTTAACCATTAGCTTAAATAATGACCTGCACAGCTCTACGTCATTGACGCAATACTCCCCGTATTTAGCCAACTTAGCGGGGGTGAAGTCAGCGAGTCGTTTGCCCTTGGCGTCCTCCACTTCAGTGCCTTTAGCCCCGATACCATATCGCTCGACCAAGGCTTTAAGACTACCGCCTGCATCTACCCCATGAATAGCGCGCCCCATAGACAACGTGTCGAGATAGCCTTTAGGTTTAATATTGCACAGCCACGACAGAATAGCTCCGTCGAACATAGTATTGTGCGCTAGAACAAACGAATTATCCCAGTCATAGCCCCGCAGTTCATATATAACTTTGTCGTGTCCGCCTGTGTGCCACACAGCAGGCTCTTCATTTACTGCAACGCCACACCCGATAATCTCAAAGCGTGGATCACGCACATACTCCTCTGTGGTTAGTTTAGAAAAGCCGAAGTCGGCTGAATAATATGACTCAAAGTCTATTGTTATTATGTTCATATTGCCTTAAGTAGTGATTCTAAGTCTTGGTATTTATCCCCACGCTTTAACAGCTTCACACGCAGGTTGTTCTCGTCTGAATCCCACGAGACAAACCCACTCCTAATCAGCTTTTTGAGCCGCGCGTGCGTGGTTGCGCGCGATGTTAAATTGAACCCCTCGATAATCGGCATGATAGTTGCCTCGCCCTCGAGCTTTAATTTGTCCGTAATTGTATGCAGAAGCATAAGATCAATAGCGTCTAAGCCTAGTGCTATGTGTGTCTTTACCAACGCTTCAGTTAGTTGTTCTAACTTCATCTTTAGTCCTCAGTGAATAATACTTCTTGTTGTTTTCCCGATAGCGCACATACAACACGCCATCATCCTCCAATTTGTGTATATACGTCCGCGCCTGTCTCAGCTTTATGCTCAGTATGTCCTGCACATCGTCAACGCTGACCGCAAAGTGAACCCCTATCACTCTTATTAGGCGGCATATATTAGCGTCACTCGGTTGTGATCTCGCCATACTGTAGCTCCAGTATTAACTGACAATAGTGTATTGCCTTGCGTATGTCTTCCGCACCGTTCTTAGCCTTGTGCCGTGTGATGTACTTCACCACGTTGCCCTGTAAATAGTCTAACCCGTTCGCCTGTATATACTCGACAGGCTGTACCTTCATGTCTTTATAGTGGTTCCCACCAGCCTGCGTCTCTAACGCGCTCATTTATCTACCCTCGAGTAGTTGTAATAAATACCTTCACCTGACCAATACTCAGTATGTGCCAATGTCTTACCTAATAGATCTATGCCTGTCTCGTCGACTAGAATAGCAACCCCACCGTTCTTCTGTATTTGGTCTAAGTTATGTTCTTGTAATGCTGTGATCCTGCCACCGTTTGCCTTGCACTCAATACCTACGAACCTGCCTTTAATGCAACAGATAATGTCTGGTATACCCTGCGTAGCAAACGGGCCGCCAATAGGCATGAAGAAATAAGCTCCATGCTCTACTAATAACTTCTTTACTTTTGCTTTTACTTTACCTTCAGGTGTCATGTTACCTCCCATTTATCATTATTATACCAGATATAACATTTATAGGTAGTACCTATAAATCGGTCGAAGTAACATATTTCTCCCATGCGTTATTCATAGCTTCACGTTTAGTTTTACCCAGCGAGCCGACACATACCACACAGTACCCAACAACTACAGCGGCATCCCACATATGAGTACCATCTTTAAAATGCCCATAGGGTGTTAGTTTAACCCCAGCTACTTTAGCCAGCGCTTCTATCTCCTGCTCTGTTAACATACTTCTCCCATACAGCGTCTATTGCTTCTTGTTTTTGATACCCATGTGCAAAAACCTCTACACCCTGTAAATATAGAGAGGCATACCATACGGGTTTATTGCCCGAAGGGGGCTGAGCTGGAAAGGCTGAGTAGACATATAAACGATTCTCCTCCCCAGACACCTTAACTATTGCTCTTATCTCTTCTTCAGTCACGATCCCCCCTAACAACTGCGTTAAACAACATGCTATCTAATCCCGTATTCTGATTGAATTTTCTCATATATCTCAATC